GGCGCCGTTAACACTGAATATCAGAAACTGTGAAAGCGATCATGGTTTTTTATAATCTGTGTATGAAATAAAAGTGTGGCGAAGATGTGAATTAACCTCATACTAATAACAAAATAACTTGTTGCTGCCTTTATCGATAACGGGTACATAAAGTGCCCGTTCTTTTTTATCCTTTTTGTTTTATCGTGGGCAATCGGTCATACGTCTGCTCTTCTTTTTATTGACGCCCGCCTGCCGCATACGCCATAACATCTTTGTGGCATCTGGTGGTTTCAGTCCTTAATCAGTTATGGGATTCCTACAGGTTCACCGGATGCCACACAACCTTCCCTCACGCTTTTCATTAGTGAATCAATCAATGATCTGAATCAACGCCAAAATCCTTCTGTTTGTGACATAAAAAATCGGCTTTAAGTGTGAAGGCGAGAGTCCGCTGCGATATAATAATGACTCAGACGACTAACGTTATGCTGGGGGCTTGAGAATGGCCCCCTGTTTTTTTGTTGACACTCACCCATTGCATACGCAAAAGATACGAACAAAGAGTATCTCAAGGTACCAGGCATATTTTATCCCTGCTGGGGTTCAGAATGCGGCCCCATTTTTTTCACCCGATTAATGTCATAAATATCGTTATGAACACCGTTGTACGCATAGCTTTTCTCATTTCTGCCATGATCGTGTTCACTTTCAAACGTGCAGATATCGCCAACAGACCTGATTATGTTGAAGAAGAGTCCGTTTTTTAAAAAGTCAGGGTATCTGACCGAAATACTGCCGTTCCTGATTTTCAGAAGCATGATGATTGCGATGCAGATCATCTGTGTTGTGGTGGTCCTGATTGGTACGTTTGACATCATACTCCACAATGTCGGAAAACCATGGGAAGGATCGCTCGGTACTCTAACCAGAATCGAATAATCACTATTGACATTAACTACCAGCAAGCGAGAAAAAATAATGACTCGTACCACTATAGAGCACCAGAAGGTGCCAGGTAACACTTGTAACTACCTCATTCAGGGGTCTACCAGCCCCTGTTTTTGACTGGTGCCAGCTAAATGATTTTTTCATATGAATTGGGTTGTATTACTGCGATGTTTCTTGTTTTTGCTGCCGTCATCCTTATAAGTCGTTATTTTTTAATGTACGCTCAGAAATCGATATCTTTATTTGTGGCTCGTCATTGATTCTGTCATAAGTAAACAGTGACGTCCTGATACACTACCCAACGTGTTCCAGGTGATCTTTCACGTTGTCGGGCGTCACACCTATCACTTAATCTCATAACACTAATACATTTTACTGGTTTGACTTTCATATGCTGCGTATGAAATAAGATTCATGCTTATAGTTCTTACTGTTATTTTTTATTATATAGGGGCATGATCCGACGCCCCTCTTTTTGGTGGAGCCATGAATAACCCCATACTTATTATGCTTGGGATTGGCGTTATATTTTTGCTTGTCATTATTCTGATAGCTGTACTTGATCTCTCCACCAGAAAGCTGCATAAATAGCCTGTGGTGCCTGACAAGTATCATTCATCTGGTAGGGATTAGAGTACGCATAGCAATGCCTGGCACCGCGCCTTACACAACCTTAATGCATTTCCCGTAATTCCCCCGCCCAAACCACCGTACCGCCCAATACATGATCATCCTTTTCCACTTCGGCACGCCGAGCACTATCATTCCATCCAGAAAAATACGATCAGCTTCTTTCTTCGTGCGTAGCGCGTTGTCGTACATATAATCATGAATAATTGCCGCCTTAGCGTATTTACCATCCGGGGGAAGCAGTGTCCAGAAGATGCGCGGCACACTGGCGAGATCAGTAACAAATCCGGCTGGCACTTCTATCGCGTCGCTATTGTCGTTACTGAGGTAAAATTCAAAAGGCTCGTATACGCGCCATAAGAAATGGTCCAGCATTTCGAGAATTGCCGGGGTTGTGAATCTGCTCATGGTTTTTTATCTGCTACGTATGGAATAAGTACAACTGTCTTCCTTGTTTCTATGTATCTGTTATTTCGGGGTCTGATGGCCCCATTTTTTTACCAACACTTCCAGCATTAAATGCAAAAGACACAGCCGTTGGTGTGGTCCGGGGTTCCTTATTTTTCAGAAACAAAAAACCACTTTTATTGTGTGAATTACCTGCATATTGTGAGGCAGATCAAGGCAAAGTCTGCTCTGCCTGTATGATAAACAGAATGTCTACCAAAATAATAACTCCCTGGATTGTTTGAATATTCTTTCTTGGGTGCAGAAATGCACCCGTTTTTTTAAATCCCTTCTGCCCAGCCAACCACGTAAGCCTTTACAGCCTCCAGCGTGGTTAAGGCCTCGACTTCTGCCTTCATCTGTAACTGACGCTGGTTTATCTGCATCCCTTTTTCAAACATCGCCTGCTCAATCGCGGCAGACAGCGCTATCAGCCCAGCGTTATCCATCGGAACGATGTTGTTGTCACCGTCTGTCCAGGCAAAATCAGCCGGAAGCGCATTACGTTTTGCCATCACCAGTGAGATACTCATCCTGTCCTGGGTGGACTTACCGTAATCCCACCTGTGACCGTTATAGTCAAACAGGTAATTCCCGTTTTCCTGAGCATCTCGCCATGCGCAGACTTCAGCACGTCTGGTATCTTTTGCTGCCTGAAGCATTTCTGGAGTGGCGGTGAAGGGAACAATCTGTCCGTATTTACCGGACACAAGGTCATTGTAAAGCAGTACGCCATACGGTTCAGGGTCGTTTTTTGTAGCGATATACGGCAGATACAACGGCGTTCCATCTGCGGCTGTTAAATCGTCGAAACGGACATCGACCATTATCGTGCCATTTTCACCGTACCTTCCGTTCTTCGCATCGGTAATCACTGTCGTGGTCATCTTTTTGTACCCAAATACCTTTATATTTTCTGTTGACATTTACTGTCTGCTTACGCGAAAAAACATCTGAAGCACTTGGTTCTTATTACAGATCACCAAAAGGTGACAGGCGTAATCCTATCCCTGTTGGGGCTCAGAAAGTGGCCCCTTTTTTTAATTCCCTTCCGGCCAGCCAACCACATAATTCTGAATCGCCTTATAGTCCGTTAATTTGTCCACTTCCTCTTTCATCTGCCGCTGGCGTTCGTGGATTTTAAAGCCCTGTAATACCATGTTCTGCTGCATAGCAGCTTCCAGCGCGGTCAGTTCGTCGGCGGTCATCGGCACATCAATGTTATCGGCATCCGTCCAGAAGAAACCTGGCGGAAGTGCACCTGATTTGGCAACAGCGACAACAGGCGCAAGGCGGGTTTGTGAAGCTTTACCGCAGTCCCAGCGATGGCCGTTCAGCGTGAAGATAATGCTGCCGCTCTCCTGAGTATCACGCCAGTTATTGATTTCGGCATGTTTTGCATCCTTTGCTGACTGGATCATTTCTGGTGTCACGGTAAAGGGAGTAACGGGGCCGTATTTCCCGGCTTTAAGGTCGGCGTAGAGCTGGCGACCATGCTCTTCCGAATCGTCGGGGGAAGAAGTGAACGGAATAAAATCATCAAAGCCTTCAAAATGCACTTCACAATCTATATTACCGTTTTCAATGTAGACTCCATTTCTGGCGGAAATAATATTCATGGTAGTTCCTTATGCCACTCGACGAAAAAGACCAACATTATTGGTATAAAAATAACCCGTCCCGATAAAAGTCCCGGAAAACGTCAAGTAAGTATGTTTACTTGCATAAGCTGTACCATTATCACCAAAAGAAAGTGCAGTCTGCCTTAACTGTGAGCCGGGGACTTTGTACCCAAAAAAATTATATTCAGGATTCCCCATATCCCATGCAATGACATAATCTCCCACACCTGGATAACCTGATGCGGAGATATTCATTGCCAGTGGCGTAACCACGCCATCGCCTTTCAGGGTAATGCCATCCGTTTTAACAGTAGTGATACCGTCACCGGTATCACCTTTGTCTCCCTTATCACCTTTTTTACCTTCCTGGAAAGCGAGATACGCGACAGTTGAGGTGTCAGTACCGTCAGGTTGTTGAGATTTCCAGATGTCATATGCTGACGGGCCGGTATCGCCTTTTTCACCCTTTAGTCCTGTGTCGCCCTTCAGCCCCCTGTAACCAGCATCACCCTTATCACCTTTGGGGCCAGGAGGGCCAGCAGGACCGGGAATGCCCTGCGGACCCTGTTCGCCCGTATCTCCTTTTTCACCCTTGATAGAGGCGTTAATGGCATCTTCCAGCACCTGAGCTGCATGCTGTGCTGCCTGTCCGGCATTTATCGCTTCAGTGCGGGCTTGATCAACAAGAGTCTGTCCCTTTGCCGTTATCACAGTCTCCTGCTGACTTACGTGCTCATCAAAACCGCTAATCTGCCTCACAATTTCATCTTTTGCCGTTGTAGCATCTGTCGCTGCCCGTTTTGCATTTCCGGCCTGTGTCTGCGCATCAGTTGCATAACCCGCAGCTTCTGTTGCAGATTTCCCGGCGTTTAATGCAGAATCAGCGGCCTTTGTTGCGCTCAGTGCCGCATCTGCTGCGCTTTGTCCCGCGTTTGTTTCATGTGTTGATGAAGTCTGTTCGTACAGCACTGCGGCTTTCTCGCTGGCATCGGCTTTAGTGGCTGAATCTGCCGCACTGTTTTCGCTTGTCCTGGCTGCCAGTGCTGAATCTGCCGCGTTTTTTTCTGACAGAGCAGCATTACTGGCTGCTTTTTCAGTTGCAGCTTTTGAGTCTGCCGCCTCAAGGGCTGCGCTTTTTGCCGCTGTGGCCTGTTCTCCTGCACTTGCGGCACTTAACGCCGCAGCGGATGACGAATCCCCTGCTTTTGCCACTGCATCCTGTAAACTCCGGGCAAACTGTTCCGCTTTCTTCTCACTGTCTGCCGCATCAGCCTCAGAACGCGCCGCTGATTCAGCGCTGGCTTTTGCATCTGCGGCTGTTCTGACCGCATTATCCGCGCTGCCCGATGCTCTGAGTTCAAGCTGCCGTATGGTTTCAAGGTCATCAGCAACGTTGTTCTGTATCTGCCGGAAATCCACCAGAAGTTCATCAGGAATACTGACTTCGACCAGGTTACGGCGCAGTACCATATTGAGCGTCACCGTGGTTTCGGTGCCATCAAGACGAAAGCTGCCATAGACCTGACTTTTCCCGTTCACGGCAACGGTCAGTGAATAGACACCAGGTAAAACGTTCATGCCATAATACCCGGTATCGCTGGTGACCGCCGAAGCGCTGACGCCCGCCAGTAAGTCTGGTGAGGTGGTCAGTGCCGTCAGCGTGATTTGCGCCCCGGCAATTATCGCACCAGCAGGAGATTTAAGAATGCCTGAAACTAAAATACTCACGCTGTACCTCCGTCAAACTGAGCCTGTTTCATCTGTGCCATAAACCTGTCCGTGTTCTGTTTAATCCCCATCTGATCTGCAAACGCCTGATAATGCTGCATGGCCTGTCCGGAATTTGCACCTCCGGCCGCATCCTTGCTGAAAGCCCGGAAAAGTATCCAGTCAACCAGCGGATTCACATATGCCTCGTCAGTCTGAACTTCTGTTTTATCCTCCATGCTGCTTATCGTTACGGCATCAGGAATACGGCAGATAATCGCATCAATGCTGACACTCTCATCCGGTGCCGGGAAAAGGTAAAAAACACGGGGAGTGATTTCGCTGTACACATAACGTTCAGGCACACCACTCACGTTATGCCAGTCCGGATAATCATGATCGAGAACATCACGCGGAACGGGTAAAAGCGCGTTACCGTCCGTCAGGCGGATAACATCAATAAGCCGCAGTGCGCCGGCAGGTAACGTCTGCCGCGAGCCGGGAACACATTTCAGCGTCTCAACCGAGGCTCCGGCATCGGGACGGGCCAGTATGACGGCGCGAACAGCATCATTGTAGTAGTCACATAACTCCGCCAGCGGCCAGCGAAGCATAAGCGTGTCCAGGAGCTGCGTGCTCACGCGCCCGATAATTTCTGCAACTGTTGTCATCAGAAGAACCTTTGTCTGCGAACCGGATTCCGACAGGGAGAAACCGGGCTGATATCCAGTGCATCACGATATGCCCGGCGATAACCATCGGTGAATTTCTCGCGAAAATACTCTGACCGCTGCGGGTCCTGCCATGGTTTTCCCTGCTGCATAAACAAAAGGGAAGCAGCACCATCACCAATCACCTCCGGCCAGTCCATCAGTTCATCCGGTACGGTCTTCGCGTCTGCCCGGGGGGTCACGGCAAACAGCACCTCAACCGCGTTATAAGAACGGGTAAACGTCAGGGATTTATCGGTGGAAATATCAACGTCGCTTTCCGCAAACAGCTCCCGTTCCGGCGTGGCAATGCGAATAATTCGTGTGCACGAAACCGGCGCATCGTCACTCACCAGTGGATATGTCACTCCCGCTTCCGGATTCAGGGTGACGGTACGGCGGCAGTACAGCGACTCACGGCAGAAGGTAATGGCTGCCTGCAACACTGCATCAGCCATCATAATATTCAGCGGCCCGCTTATATTCCGCCTGACATACGGCAGAAAGTCATTCGGCGAAACCATCCTGTACGCTCCTTGCTTTCAGCGCGTCACGAACACGAATACGGAAGACATCAGTGCTCTCTTTAGCTCCTTTTTTCAGGCCGAGTTCTTCTGATTCACTCAGCGTCATCAGGTGTGCCGAGGTGTATTTACTGATATCCAGCTCATCGCCCTGAACGTTGACGACAAAGCTGTTCTCCGCCGCCAGACGGGCTTCTTCTTCACGCTGCCGCGCCAGTTCCTCTTCCTTAAGCCGCTTTTCTTCTTCCTGCTGTTTCAGCGTTTCCTCAACCTTCTCATGGCGAACCCAGACGTCCGGAAACTCCAGCAACTGATACGCCACCTTACTGTCCACATGAACCGGCTGAAGACGCGGGAACACGGCGCGGCTTCCGGTAATGGTGTCTCGTTTCACATTTTTTTCACCGATATAAACGATGGCAATTTTTTCGCTCATTTCTCTTCCTCAGAAAAAGTAAGCCCGCACAATGGCGGGCGGGTTATCAGTCAGTATCAGTAGCCAACCACGGAGTAACGAACCAGTACGTTCAGTTTCCCGGTTGCCGCTGCACCACCAGTAACGACGGTCAGCACTTCTCCATCGGCTTGTGTGGAATAGGGTTCAACCACAACGTTACGTGCCACGGCGGCGTGTACGTCTTCATTACTAATTAACTCATGGTCACCACTTTTCACCGTAATGGTGACGCCTCCGCCAAGGTCCCCGGTAACAAGCTGTACCGCATTGATACGCATCCCGATCGGAAGGCGCAGCAAATGCACCTCTGTATTTGCTGCAACGCCATTCAGTTCGACAAAACCCTCCACAACGGATTCGTTACCGTGTGCCCCCTGATAGACGTTCTCCTTATAAGATGGTGCGTAAATCACACCCGCTTCTGGTTTATCTGCCACAGGTCCGGCCATAATGATTACTCCTTAAAAAATGCCGGGATCAAATACCCGACTGAATGAGAGATGATGGAAATTACAGGCGTACTGCGGTATCGACGGCAATGACGCCGTGGTCCTGCATCCGTCCGGTTTTATCCTCGAAACGGATTTTTTTCAGGCCATTGATCCAGTTAATAGCGATCTCGGTACGGTTATCCATATCCGTTTTTTTCTGAACCAGATTGAAATGACCACCATCTTTCTGGCCGTAAGCGTTGGCCAGCGCCTGGGCACCGAGCAACATTGCGCGGTCGATATTGGTTTTCACTTCAATTTGTTGCGTGGTAGCGGCAAGGTTATTGTTCGAAATCCATACACGGGAGCCGGTATAGAAGCGAATCGGCATTCCGGCATATTTCCGTACCAGAATGTTACGCCACATCGCACATTCACCTTTGAACAATGGATGGTTGAATCCTTTGGAGCGGTTGACTGCTCGAACCATCATCTGGTTCCAGTCCTTGCCGGAAGTGCTGGTGTACCAGTCATTCCACTGGCGCGGCGTGACATACAGTACGTAATACGGGTCTTCACCGTACAGTTCGTCGCCCTTCATGCGGATGGGTTGTAACGGATGCGCCATTTCATCAATGAACAGTGCCATGTTATCAACCAGGCTCAGGGTGAATACGTCGGAAGGATCCACCGCTTCAAGAGAGGTGGCGTCACCACCAAAGAAATGGCGGTCATGAGTGGGTGGCATGACATCATTAATCATGATCTCTTTAAAATCACGATGTGAAGCCAGCGGTACGATAACATCGTCAGCCATGAAATCACCGCGAGCTCCCGCCAGATGAACCACCGCGCACTGGTCCTGCAAATCATTGAAGTAGGTTCCCAGAAGGGTGCGGGCTGAACTGACCAGGTTAAATTTGGTACGCTGCTGAGACATTCGTCCCCCTGCATCCACCAGATGACGCCCCTGATCGATACGAAGAGAGAAGTCTGCGCGGCTCAAATCTTCCCCGCGCCCTTCAATGCGCTGGTCGCCCATCGTCGGCAGTTTGGAAAGTTTGTGCATAATGCTGAAACTGACCTCATCGCCACGTTCTTTCTTCAAATCGGTGATACGAACGACCGGCGCACCTGCGCTGGTTTGTTTCGTGCTTTTTTTGTCCGGCGAAACGGCTTTAGGGGCTTCCTGTTGTTCAGTGAGGATATTCACCATCGAACGCTTGCGGTTAGCAGCGGTGAACAGTGCCACCTGGTACAACTTATTCGCCTGGGCAGTAGTTACTGTTGACATAAGTTACTCCATTAAAAGAAAAACCCGCCTTTCAGCGGGTCGGATTCAGTGTGTTACCCAAGCTTCTCAAGGATCGCGTCAATATCTGCGTCGCTCATGCCGCTCATTACGGCCTCTGCATCTGCATAAGAAGCACCAAGTAACTGCTCGAATTTATCCTGCGGTACTGCTGCCGTATTTCCGACATCAGACGGTGAATCAGGTAACGCTGCCGCAGCATCAGCCTTAGCGACTTTATCTGCTACAGCGGCAAGAACCTTCTGATTCTTATCCTGCTCCGCTACAGGTTCTGGAGACACTTCACCGTAGGCAGCACGCGTACGTCGTGCCACCTCAGCAAAACGTTCCGTCAGTGGTTTATCTTTCCATGCGGGGTCAGTCTGAAGCTTCTCGTCAAGGTGAATGGCGACAGCGAACTTGTCCGGATCAGACCGTTGCCAGACAACCAGGTCAGGAACGGCATTCATTGCCTGTACAACCGGGTTTTCCTGCGGCACCTGCTGCGCCTCCTGGATCCGCGCCTGTAAATAATCGTATTTACGGGCCATCAGGGTGAGCGCGTTCGCCACTTCGGGATATTCTTCCTTAATTCTGGCTATCTGCTCGTCAGAAATACGCGTATCTTCCGGAAGAGGGTCTGGCGTCATACCAGCCTGTTTGATTTGTGACGTCAGCACGTCAGCAAATCAATTTTTCGCTGCTTTGTGACGTCAGCAAATCAATTTTTCGCTGCTCTTCCGCCAGTTGTTGCTTCAGAAGAAACGCTTCCTGTTCAACCCGTTGCCTGCCAGTACGCTCGGCCTCCAGAACGTCATAAGGGATAACGTGTTTCCCGTCCCTGGCAAGAATGCCCTTCACATATTCCTGCGGCTGCCCCTCTTCCTCAGTACCGGCCCCCGGCGTCGGTGCCTGTTTATCGCACGTGTCAGTTTGTACTGTTTCAGAAGATTCGCTGCCGGGATGCTCCGCACTTTCTTCCGGTTCCTCGTCGTCACCCTTAACTTCGATTTCGCCCATTTTTGCCATGAGTTCTTCCAGTTGTTCATGGGTTTCTTCACCTGTGATTTCAAAGTCCATAATTCCCCGCATGTCTGTTTCTCGGACAGATCCGATGTTGATAAATAAAAGGCGTATCGCTGCCCCTGCGACTAAGCACACTGTTACCAGCGGGCTTAGCGGCAGAAACAAAAAAGCCAGCGCGGGGCTGGCTGTGTATTCACGAAATGGAGGTTAAAGCGGCATCGCTTCTATCCGCTGCTGTAATGTCTGTAATATCTGTTGTTGTAACAGTGCTGACTCCTGCTCCGAGTTCTGTATTCCCGTGAGAATGTCGGCAGCATTCGCCTGATTCAGTGCATCCACATAACGCTGTCCCTGCACTTTTGCGGTATCAAGCTGCGCGGCAGCCTGTGCTTTCGCAGCATCCGCCTCCAGTTTTGCCACCTTCCCTTCCATTTCGCGCATCTGAAGTTCCATCTGTTGCTGCTGTATCTCCTGCTGCTGTTGTGCCTGCTGCTGCTCTTCCGGCGTCATTTCATCCGGTGATTTCGGTGTTCCCAGCGCAGTACGTATACGTTCAACAAACTCCTGCTTGTCCGGTACATCCAGAAGGTTCACCCACAAATCAAGCACCGCAGCCTGTACTTCCGGCGGTAAGCCCTGAATAACTTCAGACATACGCTGTGCCAGTTGTGCCTTAAACGCGGGCGTCTGTTGTACCGGCGCAAGGGCAATATAGGTATTGAGACGGGAAATATCGTTGGTCATCTCACCACCATCACTTTCAGCGTTAAGCACCACCGTCCGGCGTTTGCGCTTGTCGTTCCGGTTGATAACCACCGCATAATTCCGGCGTTTTTTCAGGTCTTCCAGCAAATAACTCAGCAATAACCGTCCCACCTGCTGACAGGCGAACTGGTAGTTGTCGTTAATTTCAGCCAGCGTGGTGCCGCCCTGCTCCACAAGGTTACTGATGGCAACGCCCGATGATGCGTTGGAGTTCTGTCCCAGGAATGCCGCATAAACGCCCATTGTGTCCTGGATGAGTTTTTCCGACTCCTGCATCACCGTAAACTGCTGGTTAGAGACCTGAAAATCCTGCTGAATGGTCAGTGCCTGTGCTGCCGTGGTCTGATTTGACCGTTTCGGATTAAGGTTAATCACCCCGTCAGGACGTTCCAGTTGCTCCATCAGTTCGGCGTCAGACATCTGGGTGGCGTCGTCATCCTTGATAACCCGTTTGGCCTGAAGCAGCCAGGTCAGTTTCATACGGCGAAAGTTCACTTCATCCTGAGCGGGAATGGCGCGTGACACCAGTCCGTATGGCTCACCTGTTTTATCCTTGCGGTAGCCCCAGAACGGCACCAGTGGAAACATCCCCTGCGGTGCAGTACACGGTCTGTCAGTAATAAAATGGGGTCCGACAAACCAGGCCTCGCGTATACGGCTTACCTGTCCGATGGTGACCTGAACACGTCCGGTCGCTACTGCCACGGCCTGTATCAGATTATTTTTATCGAAGGCAACGACACGACCATTATTCAGTTCAATAACGGGCATCCGCTGGTAAACGCGATAATAGACCACCTGAAGAAGAATGCGTTTGCGGTCGCTCTGTAACCATTCGCTTTGCTCACGGCTCCAGCTCTGGTACTCCTCCCACGCACTCATTAACTGGCTGTCCTGGCCTTCAGCCAGCGTGGTATCAATGAATCCCCGCCATTCATGAACGGAGTAATCGATAATCTGCGACATTCCCGGAAACGATACTTTGGCCTCGTCAATGTCCATCCAGCGACGGCGCATCAGCCAGCGGCAGTCACTTAAATCGGCCTCCCGGCTCAGCCAGTCCCAGAAAACCTCATTGCGGTTAACCGTTGAAACTTTAAATTTCGAACCAAACGGATCGCTGTTACGGCGTACTTCAACCCAGCTCAGCCCGGCTTTAATTTGTTCCGCGTACGCATCTGAACGCGCTTTATTCAGGTTGCTCAGGCGGCACGCATCGGCAAACTCCGCATTGATGGCATCAGCCAGTTTTTCCGCCTCTTCATCCGGGTCATCGGACACCACCATCAGGTCAGTACGGGTCTTGGCTTCCATACCGAGCACACCATCAATCGTGGGCGCTATCAGATTATGAATGGTCTTCGGCTGACCACGTTCTTCCAGTACGGCAACCACTTCCGGCTCAAGCTGGTCACCATCATAATATGCGCACGCCTTGTTTGCCCCGTCGCGCCATCTGGGTTGCTGGTCAATATCGGAGCTGACAGCCAGTAATTTTTGCTGTGAAAAACGCGGGGCTTCTGCGCCTGGTGAACCCGCTGCGCTGGTCTGTATCTGTTCTGTGTTCATCAGTGAGTCATCCAGTGTTTTTTGATGCGTTCATCCGGTTGCGGCTTAATTCGGGCAGGCATACGCGCCCGCATTTCCTGTGCGATGCAGTAGCTCATCACCTGGTCATCGAAGCAGCCTTCCTGTGCATTCATCGAACCTTTCGCGTTGTAGACATAGGTGTTCATCTCGCTCAGCGTGCCGGATCAGCGGATACCGGAAATCCCGTTGTTCAGCAGGGTCTTCATGCCCTCAGTCAGGATCGGCTTGCTCTGGCGCGTGGTTAACCAGCCCAGACGCGGCGTATCATCGTCGTTGTCCTGGTCAATATGCTGTTCGTTGTAAATGAATCGCGGCGGGTACAATTCACGCAGTTTAAGAATGACCGCGTGGCCGTGGTTATTGCGCTCCGGTCCGATAAAGGCGGTGTTATACAGTTTCCCCACATGCGCCAGCAGGTGAGCAAATAACTCAGCGTCCAGATGTCCGAACCAGTGCGCGACCTGTTCGCCGGTACTTTGTTTGACCACATCCAGTGACGAGCGGTCGCCGTGCTCCAGCCCTTCAGCCGGGTCAGCACCGATGGCATACTGCTCATCCGGATCGGGCAGCTCCCAGACCAGCAGATAATTCATCAGCGTACGACTGAGTTCATCATTTTTACCATTACGTAAGGTCTGTGCCTTTGTTCTGGTGCCCGTTACAGGCTCAATGTCATACACAATCAGTGGAGGAATACATCCGGCCTCGGCCTGCAATGTACTTTCGGCATTAAACACTCTCCGGCCTGACGTAAGGAAAGCTTCCTGCGGCGTGGAAGGAAACTCCTGTTTCATCTCCTCGCGCTGTTCTGTCTCCTTGTTGACATACCATTGCTTCTGTTCATCGGTAAGCGTGATATTCATGGCTTCTTCAACAGCCGAAAAATACTTCGCTTTTTCACGTGCCAGCCTCAGACCAGAGGACGGCACTTTCGCACTGTATTTGAGGTCCTCCCACCACGCATAAAAGTGAAATTTATAATCCTGTGGTGACAAATCCAGACCGGAAGCCGTTATCTCCTGTGCCCGGTTGCTCATGTCGTAGAAATCACCGCCAACGCCTTCTGCAGTGGACTCGTCGAAAATAATGCATTCATCCGCGACAGCATTCAGCGTCCCCGTACGCAGCTCTTTAGCCTTAGCCGGATATTTCGCGCAAATCTTGCCGTGCTCGGAGATATGAAGACGCTGAACCGTACCGGAACGAAACGAGGTCGCCACCTGAATACTGGAGCCATGACCAAACAGAATATAACCACCACTGGCACCGCTTCTTCGTTCCGCAACAGTGAATGAAGCCCGCAACCACGGGGGAAGATTGTCAAACGGCACGGCAATTTTGGTACGAAAAATCTCACTGGCCGCCTGCTTATCCTGTGCCACAATCCCGCACTTGAGGTGTGCCGTGAACAGAGCCTGGTCCAGAAGATAAATATCAATCGCCGTCGAGAACCCCAGTTGTCGCGCTTTAAGAATGATATTTTTGTTATGCATATTCCGGAAAAGCTGGCGCTGAGCCGGACGCATTCTGAAAGTAACCAGTTCCCCTTTTTCATTCTGGACTGTGTAGAGATGATTAAGACGCCACCAGGGATTGCTCAGTTTTGTCAGAATAAAAAGGCGCTGTTCTGCTTCACTCATCCCGGATAAATCAGGTTCACAGTATTGCGGCTCACTCTTCAGGGATATCATCTAACCTCCCGGAATGGCTCATGCCATGAAGCGCTGACACTATTTCAGCCATCGGGGTTGTCACACCCTGTTTCTGGCTGGTGAGAATATCGGTCTCAGCTTTAACTTTTTCTCTGGCAGCAGTCCGGTATTCAGTATCTGCAATAATTTTGGCGGGAGTGACGGCAATAATATCCAGCATCGCCAGGGTACGTTCTATCGATTCAATGCGGGCAGTATTTCGCATCATGGCATTTTCAGCAGCGCTAATGTTATCCATCAGGATTTTGCGCTGCCGCTCTTCCTCCGCATCCTCCAGCAGGGTGAGCCAGCGACCAATGTTCTCGGCGGCCATCAGGTTATTCGCCCGCAACCGAAAGAGCTCATCTTCAAGCGTCAGCGCTCTGGCATCCTCAACGACTTCATCTTTCAGGAGAAATCGCCGGGCATAGCCACCGTGTTTCAGCGCATGTTGATTTCCTGGCTGGAATGGATTAACGGGCGGTAAGGTACGCGAACCACGAATCGGTTTCGTATCCGGAGGGAAAACATTTTTTTCTTGCGTACTTTTTTGCTCACTGGCAGAAATGGCGGGGTTTCCCGTGGTACGCACTGATTGTTTTTGCGTACCTTTTTTACGTACCTGCGTACTGTTTTTGCGTACCCATTCCAGTTTTCTTGCTTTCTTTCTGATAGCGCCTTCTGTTACACCATACAGAGTACCGATTTCACGAAGGCTCATAATTCCGGCCCAGTATGCCGTCTCGATGGCCTCCCAGTCCGGTTTTGCCATGATTATGTTCCCTGTGATTATCCATTATCGCAGCCCCTCACTGAAGGGCTGCTGTAATGCCTGATCTCACCTACTGCGTAACCGTATTATCAGCATCACTATCGAGGATATCGGTCAACGCGGTATCGACAGCGGTGTCAATCTGCTGATCCAGAGTGGATTTAATCTGCGTTTTAACTGCGATGGTAACTGCGTCTGATTTGAGGGCATTTTTCACCATGTCGTCGGTGACGATATTTTTCATCTCCGGCATTTCTCTTTACTCCCTATGGACGAGGCTTTTCAGCCATTGGGTTATTTTCATAAGGTGTACCAGTTTTTAACGTCTGGTTACGCTGCGTTGATACATGAGATCTTTTTCTTCAGTACTATGAGCATGCGATATATGTCCGTATATTCCCTTGTAAGTCATTTTTACGCTCTTTATGACGCCCCGCAGGTCGACACCGTAACCGTCTGCGGGGATTTTTTATTTGTACTGCGTCCGGATATACTCCTGTAAATACTTCAGTTTTTCCTGGTCGCTGATGATTCCGGCGCGGATATTGAGAACGTTTTGTCCAGCACCTGGAGAGAGTTCGACGGTGGCAGCATTGCCCACGCGGCTGGTGCTGGCGGTTTCGGTCTGGGTGGGCACTGAACATCGCCCTTCGACGCGCACCCGGCCACCAGCAACAAGGCGGCGCTGCAAATCAGTATTTCTGGTCTGTGCATCAGCTAATTCCTTCGTGTATTTTGCATCGAGGGCGGCAATGTCACGCTGGCGCGTTTGCATATCGCTGATAGTCTCGTTAGCCAGCTTCAGATTGTGAGTGGCGGTATCGCGCTGGTCTTTATAGCGCACCGCGTTACTGTGATAGTAACTGGTAGTCCAGCCCAGCGCGGCGGCCAATATAAGCAATGAGATTATTACGCCAGTAGTTATGCGGCTCATGTCACCACCAACGGATTTGCCCTATCAGATAGCCAATAGCAGCGACAAACAGTACCAGCCAGATCAGGATAAATTTCCAGTTTGGAAATTGCTCAATCATTAGTCGCCCCCCCCTAATCAGTTTGCTAATATCAATCACAGGTTCTCCCTTGCCTTCATCAAGGTGCAGAAACAGAAAACCCCGACTGTTTGCAGCAATCGGGGTTTTCGCTTTTATATCCTTCGTAAATCAGAAATCGGCAGATTTTGTGTTATCCGCGTCCGTGGCGCCATGTCATTTTTTGGTGAATTATTCCGCTGACAACAATTTATTGTTCAATACCCCAGCACGCCAGCGCCGATTCCTGGTCGCGTCGTATCACCTGGCCGTAACACTGATTTTCCCTGTTGTGGCAGTCTTTGCCGCCGTCATATATCCAACGGCGGATTTCTGCACACGCTCCCTTACGATCTCCTGCGTTGAGCTTCCGGTAAAACGTGGACGGAAAACATTTACCGGGACCGATGTTATACGGACAGAACGACGCAATACCGGTTTTCTGCGGTTCAGTCAGCGGTATATGAACATGTTTATTTACCCATGACAGCGCTTTATCCCGCTCAATGGCGTTGTAATGGTCGCACTGGCTTTGTGTCAGTCGCTGGCCTTTCACGACGGGTTTACCATCGATACGGGTCACGCCACGGCATACTGACCAGACGCCGCCGTTATCACGAACGGCCACCAGCGTATTTCCTTCCCGCTCCTGTAAAAACTGGTCGAGTAGCTGCGGTGCGCTGGCACCGGCGGCAATCAGCGCCAGCATGGCGGCGGAAAGACCGTATTTAACTTTTGTCCTGAGCGCCATTACTGCCCTCCGGCATTTCAGATACCGCCAGCATTTTTAACGTGCTGTCATGGTCGTTTTTTTCCAGAATCCTGGCGATTAGCCTGTTACGCTCTTCCATCGCGGCAGCCTGCCTTGCCTGAGCCTGCTCTGATTTCTTTTTGTAATGCTTATTAACCAGAAACGTACCAATACCCAGAACAATACCTATCAGCGCGCCATAGTCGTTTAACGTCCACTGGGCGCATATGCCGCTGATTAATGCCCAGATGTAGGCCAGCCATGTTGTATGTTTATCCATTGTCATAACTTCCCCTGTCCGGGAAATGGACTACCCGGATGTCGGGTAAGTGGAAATAAAAAAGGCCGCCGAATGGCAGCCTCAAATGGAATATGTATTAAATTGGAGGTTCTAACGGTCCCGCCAGAATCTCAGCCTCTCCGTTGTGACAAATGTCATCGCCCTGCGTCAGATGCCAGACACCAATAATAGTCTGACCAGTTTCCAGGTCCTCGGTTACGCCGTGGGTGTAGTAAGCAACCTGAACCCTGCCATTGTGCTGTATCCAGTAGAAGCCTTCTTTCATTCTAATCTCTCCTCTTCTTAAGAGGAGTTTAGCTATTGGGATTGCAGGTTGGCGTTAGAAATACTAAATCATCAATGAAGTATTTCTCTGGTCCGCCATCGAGGATTCGAACCCCGAACCACAGAGGTAGAAGCTCCGTGCTCTTTCCAGTTGAGCTAATGGCGGAAAAAATT